AAAATCAAACTTCATAGGATATGTTCTACCTATTTCGTAATATATATCTAATCCTATATCTTCTTTAGGTTCTGTTTCCCACAAAGCAGGATTTTCTGTAAACGAATCATCAGGAGAGTTTGTATTAGTTACGTTTTCTAGTATTTCAAAAGTATGACCAGGTGAATTACCGTGAGGCTGTAATCTAGAACCTTCTCTAGCAGTACCAGTAGGTGTACCAGCTGTAGAACCTACATTGTTATGAAAACGATCAACTGCTATCTGGCCTAAACCAGGACCACTTGAAACCTCAAAGTGTGTATTTGGTTTTAATGGATGGTAACCAGAAGGGCCAAGTCCAAATCTAGGAGATACAGACATAGTCCAAGTCTCTCTTTTGTTTTCAGGATCGTTTCTATTTGATAAAATATTAACTTGATAGTTTTGTATTCTCTGTGTGTGACCTTCTAAAGATTCTACAGTATATATTATTTGGTCTGGATCATCTTTTATTCTAAATTTAGTACCTACTTGATAAAGGCTGTAAATAAAATCATGAGCCACAGGATAATAAACAGCTGAAAAACCATTTGTTGAACCTGAAGGATGTATATTTGCCCATGATATATCTATTAAATCTTGATCTACTGTTACGTTTTTAGATGGATTATTATTAGGCCTTATACCATCACCAGTGTTTTTAGTGCTACCATTAGCACCTATAGAATTACCTTTTGAGTTTAGCCTGTTTTGAAAAAATGCTTCATCTATAAAAAAGTGATTATCATCACCACTACCAGTAGCAGCGCCTTCATAAACTTTAGCAAAATCTCTCCAGTACTCAGCGCCTTGACCAGAATTTTCATTACTACCAACTTGTTTTGGGTCTAAACCAAAACCACCGCTATTACCGTCATTATCAAATCCAGCAGATAAACCATGCCAAGCAGTAGAAGCGCTACCTTTAATATCAACACCACCCCACTGTGCATTAGTTACAACTCCAAACTGACCTACAGAAGCGTTTTGACCAGGGTCATTTAAAACTTGATTAAAATCAACACCGTCATTTTTAACCCATCTAATTGGAAGCGCTTTACTAACAACTAAACTATCTTCATCATCTAAAAGTTCTTTTGTTATAAATTGTCTTATACCTAAGTCTTTATATATTTTAGCAAAAAATTTACCTTCAAACTCTGGTCTATCTTCTACGTTTCTACTTTTAAAATCAGCAATTAAGCCTGATATTCTAGTACCTATACTACCAGCCGTGGAAGTAAAATCTATATCAGAACCGAATCTACCTTCTATTGTAAATTTAGTAGCGGTACCTGCAGCAGCGTCTCCTGGTACAATACCAATTATTTTATAATATTTAGAAGCAGCAGTGTCAGTTCTAAATCTTACAAAAGTATTCTTAACTTCAAAAGCGTCTGATAAAGCAGAGTCTTTGTAAGTTGAAGTGTGTATCATAAATGTACTTAGGTTTTTCAAAGGATAACCTTCTGACAAACTATTACCTACCACTTGACCAAATACTGCGTCTGAAACATTACCTACAGATGAATTAGTTATTGTAGCAACAAACTTTTGTATAGTTTTCACAAATATAGGTGCTTCACCTACTATAGATAATATTTTATATTTATAATTTTCAGTTACAGCTGTAGAGCCATCGTGCTCTTTTTTAAGTATTAAAAATGTTTCTTCGTCAACTTTGTTTCTTTCTGAAGAAGGAAAGCTTAACCATATATTACCATCTTCAGCGTTATACCACCTGTCCATAGCTAAGTTATAGTATTCGTTAGAAGTTTCTTTTATAAAAAACTTAAATGAATCAGCAAACTTAGGTGCCGGACTATTTATATGTACATGTATTTTATTAGAGGTTATAGCTTGCGGCTTGTCAACTTGCAATACATTATTGCTTCCCGCTACATTTTCCGATGTTAACACGGGTGTTTCTCTGCCGTATATATCTCTATAAACAATACCTACTTGGTAATTTCGTAAAGACTTTAAACTTTTTTCAGGTATACCAACATCAGCTATTTCATTAAACTCTAAAAGCGTGTTTAAGTTTACGCTTATGTTTTTAGCTTTAACACCGTAACCTTCCATCCTAAATTTATGCAAGTAGTTACCATAAACTATTCTACCGCCAGTCATATCTTGTGCTAGTGCTTTTCTAGGTACTTCATCAAAAGGTCTTAATAATTGATTAGCTGGAAGAGTAGCGTATATAACATCTGATTCTATAAGTAACTCTCCATTATTTAAACCGTTTCCAGAGCCAGCAGCTACCCATTCAGCACTATTTCTATCTACAGTTTTAACTGTATAAACGTTTGGTGAGCCGTCTTCTTTGTACAATATATCTATGGCTACCACGTCTTGAGGTAGTATAGATTTTTCTGGAACAAAATCTTGTATTTTCAAGCTACGAAGATTATTTGACATACCTAAGTTGTAACCTTCGCTAGCGTAATATTCAAACTCACCAGGTAAAAAAGCTACATTAGTAAAAGGAGAAAAAGCAGAATACTCACCGTCTTCATACTTGAATCTACTAGCAAACCTAACAAACTTCTTTTCAAACAAAGGTGGCGTTAACTCTAAAACAATATTCCAAGTTTCGTCAGCATCAGGAACGTTTTGATCTATAGCTAGTATAGTAACATCAAAATCATTTGAACTACCGTTTTGCAAAGGTGTGCCTCCTACGTTTATCTGCGCTCTTATTTTATGCTCTGTAAAGCTAGAAGCTCCAGTGTTACTTAACAATATAACATCTCCCTCTCTATAATCAGGCAAACCAGTACCTAACAAGCTACCTATACTTATAGTTATAGTTTCACCAGCTTCTAATATTTCGTTAGGACTAGGCGTAGTGTCATAAAATCTAACAGCCGTAGTTGTGACTCCTTTAGTTTCACCTCTAGCTTCTAAAGTATCAGACATAGCTAACACGGGTGCTAGCAAAGGAGATTTTTTTATAACAGTTATATATTGCTCTTGCATATACACAGGGTAACTACCAGTATCTGTTACTATTATATCATCATTATTTTCGTCTGTAATAACTAATCTAGTATGAAACGTAGAAACAGCACCGTTACCTATAGTTAAGTCATTAGCTCCTGTGCCTAATATACTTCTTCTTATGTTTATTTTTTTAGGTTCAGAGTGATTGTCTGTCCAAAGTAACATACCATCAATAACATTTAAACCTGTTATTAATCTATCAGAGCTATAATTTAAAGTTCTACCGCCTGGTTTTCCAGGGTTGTTCTCATCAACTGTTGGAGACTCAAATGTTACTGTAGACGCATCTGGTATTGTAACGCTTTCTGAAACAGTTATATTTAAACTACTTATATCTGTAACCGTAACTAAAGGCATACCTGCCACACCAGACACTTGCATACCTTTTCTTATGTAAGTAGCATCTCCAACTGGTATAGTTGTAGAGTTGGAAACTGTAGAAGTTGTTATTGCTGTAGATTTATATATGTCAACAAAAACATATTTAAGTGTAGTAGTAGATATTTCGTATTCTAATATATAATCTCTAAAAACAGTGGTAGCAGCATCATTTGATCCTTCTGCTAATTTAGCTCCAGCTACTAGCCAATATATTTTATCGTTTTGCTCGTCAGCTATAGAGCCAACACAAAAACTTTTTGGTTCTACCGCTGTTGTTAAAACAGTATTACCTTTTAAAGTTTGTACAGCCCCAACATCAGAACCTTCTGAAGTAGAAACTTCTATATTTAAAGCATCTCTATATGTACCGTTTTCAACTAGTCTTTCGTCAAGGTCTTTATTCATTTGACCTAAACTAAAACTTCTTTTTAACTCTGGCATTTAATTAATGTTTTATATGTTTAGATTTACCTCGTAGTATCTGTGTAATTTCTTCTAGTTTAATATTAGATAATCTAAGTTTAGCTTTTCTAGTTTCAGCAAACCTTTCTTTTTTAAATCTAGCAACTAAAAATTCTGGTGTATTAGCTCTTGTAGACAAAATACCGTAAGCTATATGTTTGTACATAGCTTCTTCTGCAAATTTATGCACTCTTAATTCTTCTTCAGTTCCTAAGCCATCACTTATGTATTTTAATATAACGGTCTTGCCGTTTATATTTGAGCTAAAGTGTATTTTACCTTGCAGTTCGTCAATGTAAAAACTACCGTTAACTTGAGCGTGAGCTGGATCTAGTCCATATCTACCGCCTTCGTTAGGCCAATACATGTCATCTTCGTAATCGTCTTGATTGTTTTCTGAAGGTGTTTGAGCTTTGTACTTAGTCCAAGTATCTGATAAATGATTAGTAGCATCTTGCTCTGTTAAATTAGTACCATCATTATTATAACTACCATCAGCAGCTTGAGATATTGCAAATGGATTAGAAGTTTTAATAGCTGGATAAATAACATGTTCTATACCTGAAGCATCTGAAAAACTAAGCTTAACATAGTTAACATAGTCTTGAGGAAGTGTCATTGTTAACGCTGGTGGTATTTCTATTTCTTGTGACTTAACAGATTTAAAAGTATCAAACGATAACTCTTGCATAGCTCTCTGCGCGTGAAAAGCTACATCAGCTCTTTTAGCTCTAGGTATTATTTTCTCTTCACCAACATAAGCTAACATAAATTGATTTATAATATCTGTTAAAGATGTAAACTGATAATTACCATAATCAACCGCTGTGTCATCATAGTAATTTTCTTGTGTTTCGTTTAATAAATAGTTAGTAGCCATACTTTATTGTTTTTCTTTAGTTTCTGTTACAATGTCTTTGTTAGTAGCAAACGTAGTTATATCTTGTTGTTTTATAGTTACACCTGCTAATTCTAATATTTTTATTACTAGACTAGTTTCTTCGCTCTCGTGTAATTCAAAGTTTACACTAGTAGTTGAGTTGTATAAAGCTTTTTCATTTACAATTACAGAGCCCCACTTAGCCGTAGATGGCTTAGCTATGTAATGACAGTTTACTGTTGATGTGGAAAATGATGGGGATGCAGATTCAGGATATATCACTATCTGCGTAGCGTTTTTTCTTACGTATAAAGGTCTAGCTTGTCTAGGTTTGTACAAAGCAGCTTGATTCATTCTTTGTAATTCTTTTTTCTCTACTTTTTCTACTATTAAGCTATTAGTGCCGTTATTGTAAAAAACTGTTCCTAATCTATAAACATCTGTAGGTAGCGTACAAGTAGAACCTGATACCGCAGACATGTCTATATGGAACTTTTCAAACACAGCTATTTTTTCTTTTAATATGTCTGGTACATTAGAATACTCGTAGCTGTTTTGTGGTAATCTAGCAAATTTATTTAATTCATAAAAATATTGTTCAAATATTTCTCTTTGTGCTTGATTAGCAAATAAGTTAAATTCTTGAGGAGTTATATAACCTCTTTGTTCTTTGTTGGCTAAAGCCAAAACTCTTTGATGTACTGTATCTATACTTATCGCCATAATATTTTTTTATTGTAGTTACGATCGCCCCGTAGGGCGACCGCTCTACAGTTTGATTATTTTAATCTTTTTTCTATATTGTTATATATTTCCATACCTTCGTCAGTTCTAAACCAAGCAGCTAATGCTGAATATGGATGCTCATCAAAAGGAACTGTAAATAATTTTCTACCAGTAGAAGTCCAAGTAAATGTTCTTTGATCTTGTGATAGACTTATTATATTGTTTTCTGTAGCTCTGATACCAAAGTTTCTAAGTTGAACGTTTTCATCAGTAACTAACTCTAAGAATAATTTAGGTTTTTTCTTAGCAAATAGTAATAAATCACGTTTAAGTTCTTTAGAACTCATCTCTGATACCTTAGAACCTAATTCTACACGCATAACAGCTTCAGCCATATCAATATCTAAGTTATTAGCCGCGTTCATTGCTGCAACTTCAAACTCTAACCAATCTAACTGTGACTCGGCTACTTTTACAGGTTTGTGCTCTTTAAATATTTTATCTCTGTGTGGATGATACAAAGATAATAGTTTTTGTAAAACAGTTTTTTCTCTAGGAACGTACAGTGTACCACTTCTAAATACAATGTGCTCTAATCTGTGTTCACCTGTCATCTCATCAACAAATGGTGTTCTTTGGTTAGAAGTATACTTTAGTTCTCTTTCATAACCTTTTTCTTCGTCGAACCAATAAATGTTAGACGATCTTACTTGGTAAGACAAAGGCTCTTTGTCTCCTATTAAAAAATAATTTCTATCTTTTATTTCCCAAGTATCTTTTTTAGGTTTTGGTGTTTCAACAACTGGTGCTTCAACAACAGGTGCCTCCACCTTTTTAGTTTGTTTTTTCTTTTTTGCCATAATATAATATATAATAAAATTAATAAAATAAAAGGCCGAGGCCGAAGCCCCGGTCTTTTAAAGTGATTTACTTCATCATCATAAAGTTGTTAGCACCTTGAGTAACTAAACATCTTTCTGATAAGTAGTGAACTTGCATTGCATCTAAGTCAGATGTAACAGCACCAACAGAACCAGTAACCCAAGTCTTCATTCTTCGGTCATCAGTTTGTGAAGCTCTAAATCTAACATGTAAAAATGGTCTCTTCAAGTTTTTACCTAAAGTTTGGTCATACACAGATGATACACCAGCTGGTATGATGACACCTCTAACAGGTGAAGTAGTATTTCTACTGTTTATACTTCCTCTAGTAGCTTTGTCATTTAAGTATTTAAAGTCAGACTTGTAGAAGTCATAAGAACCTCTTCTAAATCCTGAGAAACCTAAGTTTAACGCCATATCTTCTTCGTTGTCGAATACTCCGTAAGAAGTACCTCCAGCTCCGTAAGAGTTCATTGAAGCTAACATATCGTCAAAAGCAAGTGAAGTAGCTCTGTTTATGAATAACATGTTTTCTTCAATAGCTCCTTGATTGTCAAACTCTGCTAAAATAGCATCGAACTCAGCTAAGTCAGTAGCAGCGTTAACACCAGTTACACCAGTAGTTACGTTACCTCTATCTTCAATAGCGTCAAATAAACCTTGAGTACCAAACTCAGTTCCTATACTATCAGTACCGTCTATAGTAGAGTTACCAGAAACACCTTTTACAGCTTCCATCATAGTCATTTCTAAGTAGTCTGTAAATCTTTGTCTAGTATCACCTTCAGCTTTTAAGTACCATAAGTAACCTGATTGTCCGTCTTCACCAGAAATTTCAACCCAACCTATTGCAGACGCATCAGATCCAGAAATTTCATAGTAATCTTTCATAATAATTGGCTTATTAGTAAAAGACTTAAATACAGGCTCTACATTTTTAGCTCCAGAAGCGTGGCCACCTTGACCATCAGTTCCTTTAGCGTACTCAGAACCATAAACTAATAAAGTTGCAGCCACAGATGATCCTGTAGCGAATATTGGACTGTCGTCAATATTTGCAAACTCGTAAGGCTTACAAGTAACATCGTCAGTTGAAATAGCTGTTACAAAACACTTGATAGCCCCTTCAGAAGTTGCTATCACTACTTGATCGTTTAATCTTATACCGTGGTTACCAGAAGTAATACCATTGTCACCATCGATATCTAATAAAACAGTAAATACAGAAGTACCAGTGTTAACAGTACCTGTGTATGATAAATGTAATCTACCTTGCTCAGACCAAATAACTTGATCAGCAGTCATAGACTCTTCTGCTCCAACTTGAGATAAAAATCCTGAGATAGTTCTGTTTCCAAAAACCTCAGCTTCTTTTTCCATTAAGTCAGGCAGGTATTGTTGCGCCCATCCTTGTGTACCGGACGCTGTAAAATCGATATAATTTGATGATAGTGAAGCTTTCTTTGGTGCTGGTACACTATTCAAATTATCTCCTGCAGTAATTGCCATAATTTTTAATTTTTAATTTAGTTATTGTTTTCTTTTAATTTTAAACTTAAAGTCATTAGCATCTTCTCCAAGCACTCTTACTTTTATTCCCCCAGCTTGTATTTCACCTGAGTGAGACTGTCTAGGGTCCATGTTAACATTTTTAGATTTAGCTATACTTTCTTTTAAAGCATCAGCTTTACCTTGTTCATAAAAATGCTTAGCAACAGCATCAGCGTTCATAGCTGTAAACATAGACTTATGGTAACCAGCCCCATCTTCCATTAAGTTTTCATTATTCAAGAACTTCTTGACAAAATTGTTAATGTCACTTTGTGATTCCTTTACTTTGTTTACATCTTTAACATTAAACCTAAATCTTTTATCACCGACGTTATATTCAAAACCTTTGAACTCGTCGTTAAAAACACTGTCTGTCTTTTGTTGAAATGCAGATCTAGATCTTTGTAATGCTTTTTGTTCAGCTTCAGACTCTTTGTTATATCTGTTGAAGAAGTCAATAGCTTTCTGTTGTTCACTTGTTAGTTTACTTCCAGCCTTGATATCTTCATAGTATTTAGACTTTAACCCGTCTAAGTGGTTTCTAGCGTTAGCAACTTGCTCTTTTAGCGCTAGTTTTTTTCTTCTAATATCTTTTTCATCATCTACCTCTTCGTCAAAAGAAAAAGTATCTTCCATTAAAAAATCTACTTCTTCTGAGTCTAGATGTGGTTTAGTTGTTTTATAATATTCTCTAAGTAACGTATGGTTATCTAATTCAGAATAATCCATATTTAATCTTACGTAATCATTTATATCTCCACCAGTATCTTTCATAAAGTCTAAAAGCTTGTTAACGTTTTCTGGTAAATCTATAGTAGGTTTTTCAGGCGCTACTATAGGCTCTTCAACTTTAATTGGTTCTTCTGCTTTAACCTCTTCTTTAGGTTCTTCTTTTATTTCTTCTAACTCTATTACTGGTGCTTCTTCAGTTTCAGCTTTAGGCTCTTCAACTTTTTGTACTTCTTCTTTAACTTCTGTATCTGGAGCTTTGATATCTTCAACTGGTTTGTTTAAATCTACCTTTACAACGTTCTCTGCTTCTTCAACTAATTTTTTTAAGTCTACTTTTACAGTATCTTCTTGTGGTTTGATTTTTTTTAATTTCTTTTTTACTTTAATTTTTTCTACTTCGTTGTCAACTTTTGGTTGCTCAACAGTAGGTTCTGTTGTTTCATTTTTTTTAGCCATAATAAAATATTATATAATTAATTAATTGTTATCTAGGATTAAATGCTTCTAAACCCATACCACCTCCTAATATATCATTACCTGATGATTCAAAGTTTTTAGGTGGTTTTTCATTTTTTCTTTGATCTATAAGCTCACTTTGTTGTGACGCTTGTATTTTAGTTCTTTTATCTTTACGATCTTCTTTTTCTTTTTCTCTACCTTTAATAGCTTCAACTTCCATTTGTCTTAATCTCATGTTGATATTAAACTCATGATCCATTAACTGTTTTTTAATTTCAGCTTCATGCATCATAGACTCTCTTTTTAAATTAGACTTAGCTTGTTCTAATTGTATGTTTGTTTGAGTTAATGCCTGTTGTTTTTGTACTTCTGCTTGAGCGGCTGCAGCTTGTTGCTGTGCGTTAGCTTGAGCTTGAGCCTGCATATTTTGTTGTGCTCGCAGCTGATCGTTTTGCATTTTCTTTTTTCTTCTAACTTTTAAAAGTTGATTAGCTAGTTTTAAACTTTTAATATTTCTAAGATCTATAGCATCTTCTAAATCTATAGTCTGTTGTGAAAGAGCTATTTGTATATTATTTTCTAACATAGCCTTTTCTTCTTCATCTGGTGAAAGTTCTAAGAATATACCAAAATCATACAAATGTAACTCTTTAACGTCATCTAAAGTACCAACGTTATGTCTACCTATTTTTTGTATAAACGCGTCTCTTGTAGGTGAGTATTCTAATATGTCTGATATTCTCATAGACAAGTTACCACAAATTTCTGCTGTTAAAAATAAACCTCCTTGCAATATGTGTCTTGTAGCTGTATTACTATTTGCTGCTGCCATTTTCTGTACACCTACTAAAGCTTTTGGATCTGGAACACTAGCATCTCTAGCTTCATTTAAACCAGTAGTATCTCTAATCATTTGTAAATAATAGTTATACGTACCAATTAAACTTTGCATTTTAGCACCTCCGTTACCAGACTGTATTTCTTGTATAGGCACTTTACCAGGATTCATATCACCATCAGACGTAAAACTTCTACCTATTACAGAACCAGTTTGGAAAAACATATTTAAAGCTTCTTGTGGATTATAGTTAGTACCATTTCCTAAATCTATTTCAGCTAAACCATCAGCATCTAAATAAATACCGTCTGGAACTATACGCGACATTACTTGCTGTAGCTTTAAATGTGTTAGTTGTATCATATCAGCAAAACCAGTTATTCTACTAACTAAACTTTCAATTTTACCGTTGTACATCCTAGGCGCACACATAGCATAATTCATTTTTACTTTAGTATGATCACTTTTAGGTCTCATCATATTTTTACACATGTTCCACTTCAATAGTCTATCGCTACCTAGTATTATAGCTCCTTCATAAAGTACTTCTATTTTTCTAGACTCAACAGTAAAGTACTCTGTGCTTTCAGCTGTAAACGTGTCATCTTTTTCTATAACTCTTAAACCACCAGTATTAGTATTTTTTATTTTATAAACTTCTGTATTAAAAGTTTTATAATTAAAATAAAGTATCTGTACTTTGTTTTTATCTTTTTGCTCTCTAGTAGAATATGGTTTATTGTAATTACCTCTATTAACAGAATAACTTTTCTCAGTTAATTCTTTTAACTCTTCCATAGTTAGATGTGGAAACTCTTTTATAAGTTCATTTATAGATATATATTTAACTTCACCTACATAATACAAGTCTTCAAAATAAGGTGAGTCACTATAAGAATAAACTAAATTAGCTGGATCAACATACTCTATTTTAACTCCTTCAGATTCATTAAAATTTGTTTTAACGGCACCTATACCGCAAACTGTTAAATCGTAATAGAATCTTCTTTTAATTAAATCAAAGTTGTTACCTTCTAATAAAACGTTTATAGCTTGTTCTTCTGCTAGCTCTACAGCTTGTTTATAAGTAAGCTGCATGTGTAAAGCTAATTCTTCTTCAGAACCAGGAAGTTCTTCAACACTACTTTCTCTCAAAGACATACCAAACTTATCTTGTGCAAAATCGTTGACTTCTTTAGCTCGCATGTCGTTTAAAATAGACTGCATATATTGAGTTCTTTTATCTACACCAAAAGGATCTTGTGAAAAAGCCTTTACATCATAAACTCTATCTGCTATACCGTTAACTACAATATCAACAAACTTTGGTATTATAGGTACTGGTCTCCAGTCTAAATTTAAATAAGACAAATCACCATTTATAGATAACTCGTCTTTATACTTTTGTATTGATTGTTCTCCTCTAGCGTAAAGTCTTAATCTATGAAAGTTATTCATATTAGTTAAATATCTACTCATAGCATAATCAGTATTAAACCACTCATGCTCTATAGCTTTAGCAACTTTCATACCATATTCAAAGCTAGACTTTTCAGCGTCGCTTACAACTTGACTAGGGAAATTATTTGTTACACTTGTTCTTATCATTTTAATTTTTAATTAATTTAGACGAAGCTCCGTTGTTACTGTATCTTCCAAAATTTAAACTTAATTTTTTCTTTTCAATTTTAGCATTAGGCGCATATAAATTTCTATTACAAGCCATAATAGCTAAACCACTACTGATACTAGCGTCAAACTTTGTTCTTTTATTTATATCAAATTTAGCCCAATCATTTAACGTCTTATTAAAATACATGTTACCCCAATTACCTCCACCAATATCTCCAACATATTGTTGTATGTACATTTCAATAGCAGCCGCGTGAGCTTGCTTTATATCTTCGCTAGAGTTTGGTATACCACCTATTTCTTTTTCTGCTGTAGACAATTTATTCCAAATCTTATCTGGTCTATTCATAGAATAACCTCTATAACCTCTACGTCTTAAATAATACAGTAATCTAGGTTTGTTATTCTCTGCTAGTATTGGCATACCGTAAAATACTAATGACATTAAAACATCTTCAAAAAATATTTCCGCTGTTTGTGGTCTAGCTATATATTCTAAAAAAAACTGATTAGGCGGTGCATCTTCCATACTAAACTTAGTTAAACCGTGTAAAGCGCCATTAGAACCTCTACCATCTACAGTGCCTGATATATCGTAGCTATCACAACCAAAAGCACCCATGTGCTCGTTACCAGGATATTTAATACCGTTTTTAGTTACTATTTTATTTTGCAAATGTAAAGGTGGTGTCCAGCTAATATTAAATCTACCGTTATTATCAGGGTAAAATATTACTTGTGTATCTTTTATACCATTAACCCATTGAAAATTACCCTTACTAATATTAGGCCTTGTGCCTTCGTTATAATCTATTTGATCGTATATTCTTACTAAATTAAATATACTGTTTCTTGTTTCGTCTCTAAACGCATGTTCTTCTGTACGTGGAAACTGTCTGTAAAACTCGTTTAAAGCATCTTGATCATCTTTTAAACCTTCAGCTTCATTTTGCCAATGCTCTATTATTCCGTAATCTATTAATTCACCGTCTGGTCCGTAAACGTCATTATGTGGATTATCAAATACTGGATATCCGTATTCATCAATAAAGCCTTCGTAGTTCCATTCCATCGGGATAAAGAGAGAATATAAACCAGACTTTGTTTGTCCATTACGATTTCTTTTAGTGACGTCTGATGCATTATATAATTTTTTAAAATTACCACCTCCTTTTTCTAAAGCGTTTGATGTGCTACCCATCATACACTTACCAACTATTCTACTACCTAATCTTAAACAAGTTTTTGTAACTCTCCAATTGTTTAATATGTTATCAGGTCTTTCCCACTTACCACTTTCATCGTGTACTAATAAATTAAGTTTTTCTCCATCATAGCTATTGTCACCTGTGTTTTTCCAATCAATAGTAGTATCAAGTCCAACCAAGTCTTCCTGCTTTTCATTAGCATTAATTTTTTTACGTGTAAACTTACTTGCAGGCACACGATAAGCAAGTTCAGACTTAGGCCTATCCATACCGTCTTGTATTGGTTTAAAAAAGAAAGGGTAGTTGACCGATATTGGAACAACTTTGTCTGTAAACATTTTTTTAGCATCATTACCAGTTTTAGATAATATTCCATATCTACTATCACTTGCGAGTGTTGCTAAATTAACTGTTTCTGCAGATGACATAAAGCTAAAGCCAGATCTACGATTTTTAAGATAACACATACCATAACATCTTTTATCAGCTTTACAAGCTTCCCAAAATATATAAAACAACCTGTTTGCTTCTCTAAAATCTGGTGCACCTACATCTATTTTACTCCATTGTAAATACATATAGTGAGCACCTGTTATATAAGTTGGTTTGTTATTATTTAAAAACCAAAAGCCTTCATCTCTACGTTTAAACTCTTCGTCTATATAGTCGTACCATTGAGGCTTTAATTCTTCTGGATAATTTTTCCAGTCAAATATACTTTTTAACTTGCTTAATTCTTTTGGATATTCTATTTTTTGCCACTTACCTATTTTGTGCTGCAATCGCACTGGCAGCAACGGCAAAGCCACCCGCAAATTTTGTATTTCAAGTATCTCACCAATTTTACCAGTTTTTGATATAACGATAATATCATGTTCTTTATTATATCCATATTTCCATTTTTTACCACGGTTCATCCGTGTGATTGTTGTTTTCTTTATAGGTTCTATAACCTTTACCAAGTTCTGCTCGTACATTACCTAGATCTACCTTCTGCAAAACCTTTAAAACTAATTTCTTGTTTTTCTATGGTTTTATTGTTTAATAAATTTTCTTCTTCTTGTATGCGATTTAAAATTTCAAAAGCATCAAATATAGCTAGCTTTTTAGTAGCGGCAGCGTTTTTAAGTCTATCAGCACTAACGTCATCGTCTGTGTTTGTAATAATTTTTTCTTTTGCTACGTTAATTAATTCTTCAACTGCTCTGTGCCCAGCTTGGATTATAAGCTTCTTCGTTTCCTTGATATTCATATTTAATTGTAATAAATTTATTGTAAACTCTATATAGTCTTTGGTTGTCAATTATAAACTCGTAAGTTGAAAAAGGAGTGAAACCTACAAGCTCACCTATCTTATTAACACCATCTGTATATTTAACTATACCTATACATTGTTCTTCTAGCTCAGCTTTCATTTTGTCTCTTTGTTTTATCGGTTGTACAAAACAAAATCCTTTAGGCGCCTTCCACTCCCAATATCTTTTATATAAAAATATTTGATCTAGTTTTACAAGGTATGTATTTTCATTAAAATAACTTCTACTATTTTTTTCTCTACCTTTAACATCATGCCAACGTCTAAATACATTGTGATGTGTTATAATAGTATCTCCTGGTTTTATTTCTGTTTTAAAAGCCGTAGGTACAGATTTAACAATAGCTTCTCTATTTACAAATTGGTGGTTAAATATTTCTGTATTTAAAACTAAATTTTTATCACCAACTTTTTTAGTATTGTTGTATCTACTACCTTTTGGCTCTATAACAAAGTCAAAAGGCGCTTTCATTAATACTCTAAGTTATATTCTACTGATACAGCCATGTTTTTATTAAAGTCCTTCCAAGGTAACACGTCTTTGTTTTTCTTTATGTAAATAGAATATTTGTCTTCTTCTTCTAATATGTTACATATAGTATGACCACCATAAACATCTTGGCCTACGGCATAGTGCATAGCGTTTTCCTTGTAGTCTTTACCTACAGTAATTTTTCTAATTATTTTCATTATATTTTATTGTTCCGTCAGAAATATTAATATCATCAGTACCATAACTTTCTTTAAAGTTAGACTGCATCAAAGCTAACTCATCATTTTTACCAGCTATATGATGTAGTAATTGGTGTATATTACTTTGCAACATACCTATTTGCATTTGAGCTTTGTTTATTATATTTACCGTGTCTTGTAATTTATTTAATTCTTCGTTAGTAATTTTTGTAGGCTTACTAGCCTTTTTTGTTTTTGCCATTTTATTTAATTTAATTTAATTATTATTATTCTTCTATATGCCAATCAGCACTTTCTAATATTTCTTTTATACCTTGTTTATCGTACTGTGTTTCACCTTCTAAAAAACTAGGTGTGTTACCAAAAAACGATATTAAAGATAATGATTTGTCAAGTGATTTTCTAACAGTATTTATAGAGTCTTGCTCTACTAAGCTGTAATCAATACTTGAAAGTTTATTTGTATTTATTATTACGTATTTTTTCATATTAACTAAATGCTCCGTTATGTTGAACTACTGTTGGTGAGTTTCTATAAGTAGAGTTTTGGCCTACTTCATTTATACAAACTGTACCTGATTTTTCTTCAAATCTATGTAATAGCACTAAACCTGTAGGATCTACATGAGCAGCACTTACTAGATCTAAACCTCCTACTCCAGCTTCATATATTTTAGCTATTTCAGTATCTTGTAATTGTCTAGTATAAACGGCCAACGAATCAACACTACCATCCCAAAAACCACCACCCGCGCCGTTAGTGCATATTGCCACTGTGTCAAATGTAACGCTTGGCGTTCCAACGCCTGTTGTATTGTCATCTACTTTACTACCGTCAATCCAAAGTTCTGTTGTATTATCTGTTGAACTACAAGTGCCAATTACATGGTGCCAATTACCATCGCCTTCCATGCTATTAGTTCCTTGTTGACAAAGATCATTTACATTATTAAATTTACTACTAAATCTCATTTCGTTTCCAGAAGCATGATATATTAGTAAAAGTTGATCAGTTGAGACTCCGTTTCTAAAAAGCTTAAATAAAACTCTAGACGCACTTACAGTGTTTATTTTAAACCAAGCAGATATACTAAATTCAACTCCTTCAGAAGTTACTGCGTTAGCAATATTAGTTACTACATCTGCGTGTGGTATTATTTGTTGATCTGTGCCATCAAAAGTATAAAAAGTTTGATTAGCCATATCTGATACAACTGGTGATGATCCAGCTCCTAAACCTATCATTATATACCTACGTAAGCTATTACACCTCCACTAGCTAATTGAAAGCCTGTCCATCTACCGTATATAGTAACACCTTTTGGAAAAGTTTCACCATCTACTGCGACACCTCCATCAGCATCTATATCTGTACTAGCCCCGTCTGAACTAGGAAAGTTTTGTGCGTCTGCTGGCGTTAAACCAGAAGCTCCAGTGTTAAAAGTAGTATCTTCTAAAAACGTTATTGCTACAAAAACTTTTGTTATACGGTTAGTATTACCAGCTGGTGTAGCGTTAGTATCATCTCCGCCAATTAATGTTACCGCGTTTGTACCTCTTACGTGTATACTACCTAATTGACCAAATGCGTAATCTGTTGGATCTTTAAATGCCATAATTTATTTTTTTACTTTTTCTAGTGATCTACCGCCAAAATAAGCACCGATCACTGTTATTAATACTAATTGTAATAAGTCTACCCAAGTGTCTTTTACTTCAAAAGCAATAACACCAGCATCGATAAATATCATTAACACTGTTGATACTACTAGAAATATAAGAACTAAAGGTCTTATGTTTTTTGATAACCAAGAATCAGAGGCCATATCAACCTTCCATCTTTTAGTTACTTGCTGTTGCATATTAGCTTCGTAACCCATTATCATATCTTTTATTTTTCTTTCTGCTTCAAGCTTCTCTTCTTTTGAAGTGTGTAGTTCGTCTATTACACCACCTACACCTTTTACTAATTCATTAGCTCCACTTGAAAATATTTTACCTAATATACTCATATCTTTTTTTCTGCTTCTTTTCTTGCTTTATTACCTGCTCTATAAGCAGCTTGTTCCCATGGAAAGCTAGTATCTCCTTCTGGTTTCATTTCTCCAGTTTTTGGATGTTCTATCATACCATCTTTTCTTTTTAATTTTTTACCTCTATAAATTACAAAGTTATCTCCATAATCTAGTTTTTTAACTTTGTTCTTTTTACCAGGTACTTTAATTTTAGCTTTCATATCATCGATATGTTTTTGCTCGTGCGCTACAACTTCTGCTTCTAGTGGGCTATTTTTTGGTACGCTTTTATCTACAAATATAGTACCATCATTATTTGCTTCACCTAAAACTCCTTCGTCTAAACTCTTTCTAAAAACAGGACTTTTTGATTCAGACAATGAAGTAAAATTTTTATCAAAGTTTGGACTAACTTTTTTCTTTTTAGCTGTAAACGCTGATTTATTTCTGTATAGGCTAGGCCCTTTCATTTTAAATCCCATATCTTAACCTTTGTCTTCATCAAACTTTTCTAAATCACTAAACTTAGCTTGATCTGGTGATTTTTTAGGATTTTTATAATAGTACTTTATTTTTTTACCGTTTTCAGTATAATTAACAAACTTGCCTTTTGGTCCTATACTAGGTCTTAAATCTAACCCTTCTTCATCGATATTAATACTTTTAACTGCTTTACCATCTATAGTATACACTACGTCTGGAAAATTAGGATTTTGTGACCCTGGTGTTCTATCTCTTTTTAATGGAGCTAAACCTGATTTTTGTCTATTTTTATTGTAAATAGCTTTACCTTTAGCGTCTAGTTCAGAGTATTTAACTCTTTCTTCTCTTTGTCTATCTAAAAATCTTTGATCGTCTGCGTCAGCTAACTTGTCTACATCAAATTTATTTTCTTTTATTGTGTTTTTCTTTTTTAACGCAGACACGCTATGCGTTGGAAAGCCTTTCATTTTAAATGCCATATTATCTTTCTTTATCTTTTATCATATCATCTATAGCTTTATTATAAACTTTATCTGTATATGATTTGTTATTATAAAACTTACTTCTCTCTGAAGTAGGTAAATCTTCTTCGCCAAGTAGTATTCTGTATATTCTACTTATTAATTGAGAACATTTGAACGAGGTTTTAAACACTGAGTACTTTATTGTAGTTCTGTTTCTGTGTCTCCAAGTTTCTATCCAACCTTCTCTTCTTAGTTTTTCCCACCGGTTTTTATCCCAGCTCATGGTATAAGTACCATCTATAAACTCTTGTCGTGTAAATCTTCCTTTACAATCTAAGTAAATTAATAATTCTAAATCTGCATCTGTTAATCCGTAAGTCTTACAAGCCCACTTTCTTGTGAGCCTGTAATACTTAAGGATATTCATTTCACGCAGATCCTGCGCTGTTAATCTCAATTTTTATTAAGCATTAACATAAGCAGCGTTGATTGTGATTGTACCACAAGACGCAATGTCAGAAGATATATACTGAGTACCTCCAGCAGAATCAGCAGCATCATCAGCAACTACAATGAAACCAGAGTTCATTCCAGCATTCATAGCTCCAACAATAGCTTCTAATACTTCTTTACCTTTGTTAGCTGTAATAGTAAGAGCTACAGTATCAACTAAAGGTAAGTTAGCAGCGTTGTCTAAAACCAAGCTATTACCGTGACCACTAGGTCTTTTTGAGTTTTGAAAGCTTAATACTAAAGAAGTATCACTAGCCATTTCAGCTCCCACTAAACTATCCGCTGGAAATAATACTGAGTTTCCTGAGCCGTCGTCATCAGCAACAGCAGACTCTGTTCTAAAATACAAAAAATTTTTCATTTTTTTAATTTTTTTGTTAATAATTAGGTTAATTGTCGTTTTTGAGTTTTAGGGTTTTGGTTTAAGGTTTAGGTCTAATTACGAGTTAGCGTAAGCAGCTGCAACTGTTATTGTACCGCAAGCTGTAATACCTGAACCCGATAAATATTCTGTACCACCTGAGTCATTATTTGCTATAACTACAAATGCAGATGACTCTGTTTTATTTATAATCTCTGATATAGCTCTCATAGCTATTATGTGTGTGTTAGCTGGTATTGTAACTACAACTGAGTCGTGATTGTCTAAGCTATTAGCACTGTCAACCGAACCAGTTGGATCTCTACGTACCATAGGTTTAAAGTATAAAGTTAAAGCAGTATCACTAGTAGGTTGCATACCCATTAGTGAAGATGCTGGAAATAAAGCTGAATCACCTGTAGCGTCATCATTAGCATCTGTAGCTTCTGTTCTAAAATATAAATACTTTTCCATATTAGTCTATTAAAACCACGTCCATTTGTTTTATAACGTGGTAAAATTTATCTTTGTGTTGTATACCGTGGCCTGCGTGTTTATCAAAGTATACAACGTCTTTTTCATTTATACCTTCTACTAAGTTACCTATTGAAATAACTTTTGCTTTTAAGTACCTATTGTCATCATCTACATTTTCTGTTAGAATCAAACCAGCTACTTTTTTAGGCTCATCTTTTATTTGTTCTATAATTATGTAATGGTTAACTGCTTTCATCTATACGCATGTTTGAAATTACACAATCAGCTGATATAATAGTAGTCACTACAGAAACAGCATTTTTAAGTGCTGTCTTAGTTACAAGTACAGGATCTATTATTCCAGACTTTACCATATCAACTTCTTTACCTGTCACAACATTTATACCGTTACCTTCAGCTAGCTCTTCGACTTTGTCTATACCAGCGTTAGATAATATAGTTTCATAAGGTGATGTAATGGCATTTAATAATATTTGTTCACCTATATTTTCAAACGGTATTCTCTCTGATGCATTCAGTAGTGCTATACCTCCACCAGGTACAATACCTTCTTTTAACGCTGCTTTAGTAGCATATATAGCATCTTCAACTCTATCTTTCTTTTCTTTTAACTCTACTTTTGAGTTAGCACCGACTTTAATTATACCTACAGTACCAGATAACATAGCTATTCTTTGGGATATTTTCTTTTTGATGAAAGAGTTTTTTTCTTTTTCCTGGAGTTTTTTAACCTCTTCAATTCTTTTAGTAACATCTTCGGTATTTTCAAGTGTTGTAATAACCGTGTTTTTATCATCTGTAACAGATTTTTCAGCTTCTCCTAAAACATCTAACGATATTCCGTCTAAATCATCACCTAGCTCTTCATTTATAACAATGGCATTAGTTAAAATTGCTAGATCTTTTATAGTATCTTGTTTAGTAGGACCAAAGCCTGGTAAGTCTATAATATTTACTTTAATATTTCCTTTTACCTTGTTCATTAAAAGCGCTGATTTAACCTGTTGCGACACTTGAGCCACGATTAAAAGCGATCTATTGTTCTTTATAACAAACTCTAATACGTTTTGTATCTTTCTAATGTTAGGTATTTCTGATGCTACGATTAAAACTACTGGATTATCAAGCACACATCTTTGTTTTTCTTTGTCTGTTATAAAATGAGGCGATGTTAAACCACAGTCTACTTGAACTCCATCAACAATTTCTACGTAAGTATCTTCTGTTTCTGAAGTTTCCATCAAAACAACACCGTCTTTACCAACTTTTTTATAAGCGTCAGCGATAATAGCACCTAATTTTTCGTCGTTATTACAACTAATAGCAGCTACATTGTCTAGCATGTCGTTTTTTACCTCTATTTTAACATTATCAAGATATTCATTTACTTTTTTTAAACCAGAAGACACTCCTTCTTTTATTTTTCTAGTAGAAGCGCCGTGTTTTTTCTCATGATTAATGTTGCTTATAAGAGCTTCAGCAAGAACTGTGGCAGTTGTTGTACCATCACCAGCTTCTTTTACAGTATTTCTTGCTGCTTCTTTAATAAGTGTAGCCCCCATATTTTCAACCGGATCAAACAAGACAACAGATTCTGCAACTGTTACTCCGTCTTTTGTGATTACCGGTTTGCCGCGTCCATCTTCGTATATTACGCACTTACCAGAAGCGCCTAGTGTGGACTTTACGGCTTTAGCTAGTTTACTTACACCAGCTATAACTCTTGATGTAGCATCATTGCCAAAGTTTAAATCTTTGACAATATCGCTAGGTTGATTGTATTCCATTTAATTTAATTTAATTTAGTTACTACTCAAATGTTTTTACTACTTTAGGTCCTTTTACAGATTCTAGTTTTTTAGAAAAGTGCTCGATGCTACCTTCAATAGCAGCCTCGGCACCTTCTATTGTTTCTCTTCTAGTCACTGCATGCCAGTTATTAGTTTCTGGCTCAGATACTTCAGTTTGATAATAACCATTAGCTAGCTGTGTTATCCTCCAGTTTTTCTTATCTGACAGGTGTTTCCACTGGTTAATAGTTTTTTCATTAGGTTTTTGGTTGCCAGTTAGTGTACTGGTCTTGTAATACAAATAGGTCATTTTGGTTTTATTTTTGGTTAATAATTTATTTTTTTACACCTGCAACTTTAGAACCTTCAGCCTTTACACGTTCTTTAGCAGTCGCAGTTTCTGATTTACCATATCTCTTAGCTATTTCTTTAACTAAGCCAGCAGGTAGCTTTTCTTTTTGCTTAGCTGTTTGCTTAGCCATAGATTCTTTCTTCATCTTCATAGCTGGATCTTTCTTCATCTTCATAGCTTCTTTCTTCATTTTCATTGCCTCACCTTTCTTCATTTTCATCGCTTCACCTTTCTTCATCTTCATAGCCTCTTTTTTCATAGTCATAGGCTCTTTTTTCTTCATTTTAGCCATAGACTTTTTGTCAGCTGCAGCTTGCTTCATAGACTCTTTAGTATTTCCGTCGCCGTCAATATCTGGAAAGTCTGGTTTAGCTTGCTTCATAGGCTCGCCTTTCTTCATCTTCATTGCTTCTTCTTTCTTCATTTTTTTAGGAGATTGTTTTTGTTTATTCGCTATTACTGCTCGAGAAGCTTTGTCGTAAAAAGACTTGTCTTTATTGTAAGCTTCATTTGTTAATTTAGGATAAACTTCTCTTATATGAGACGGTATAGTAGCAGATCCTTTTGGTCCTACAGCGTCTTCACCTTTTGCTTTCATCGCAGACTTGTCTTTCATTTTAGCCATAGCTTCTTTCATTTTGTAAGAAGTCTTTAATTTCATAGCTGATTCGTCTTTTAATTTAGCCATAGACTCTTTCTTCATTTTAGCCATAGCTTCTTTTTTCATTTTCATAGCTTCTTTAGCCATCTTCATAGTTGACTTAGTTGCCATTTTACCCATTTTGTATGGGTTACCTTTCATTTTAAATGCCATTGTTTTATTTTTATTTTAAAGTTTGTTTTTTATTGTTTATCAGCGTTTCTTTCTCTAACAGCTTTTTGATACTGTTCTCTCAGCCCCGCATTATCTATGTATTGTTGAAAAGTTATCTTACTGCCATCTGCATTTTCACTCGGTCCACTCTTCTTGAATTCTTGATATAATTCATCTATAAAGTCTTGTCCTGTAGCTTTTAGCTTATCTGAAAATCCAACGTCTCCAACAATAACTTTACTTCCTTCTCTTGGAGCGTACTTGTCTTGTAATTGTTTTTTAGCCTCTACTTTTAATTTTTCTGCAAATGGTTTAAAATACTCTGCATAAGCCGTTGTGTTTGGGTTAGGTCTTTTTGCATTTGGATTAGCTTTGTTAAATTCTTCTTCTGTCATAAAGTCAGGAAAAAATGATTTTATTATTGCTTGATCTTCGTCGCTGTATATAGTTAATGTCTCCATAAAATCACCTTCTTCATCACGAACTCCAGTACCACCTCTTGCTAAATCCGCAAGCACTTGAGCTTCATCCATTTTTTGATCATAAGTAACTTTATCTATTATCTCACCATCGTACTCATAGTCGAGTCTTGTCATTGGAGACTTAGACTTCATTTTCATAGCTCTTTTAGCCATTTGCATGCCAGACTTTGTTGCTACTCTACCCAATTTAAAAGGGTTGCCTTTCATTTTAAATCCCATGTTATATTTTTTATATTTTTGTTTCTATTATTATATCACCTGGAAACTCATAGTTTTTACCAGGCTTCATTACTTTTTTATTTCCCAAGTTGTCGATGCCTAACACGTCGTGCGGTACGCCTATCATAGTTATACGTTTACTATGTATAACATTTATATCGTTATCTTTGTCAGGTGAATCAGATTTATATCCTTGTGTAGAGTTTAAAGATATTTTTAAATCACCTTTAGGATTTGGCTTACGCATTTTAAACGCCATTGTATTAGTTATCTAATCCCAACATTACTCTGGGCTCTTCTTTGATACATTTTCTCTTCTTCTGTCAAAGGTATGCCTTCATTTATTTTATCTTGAATTCTGTTGTCTAATTCACGTGCTCTTGCTTGAGCTTTTTCGCCTTGAGCAACTCTTCCTCTTGGTGTTTTAAATCCGTAAGTCTCTGCTAAACCTTTGTTTGTTTTTATTCTATCTTCTCTTGTAGTGCCAACACTACCTAATTGTTCTGCGTCTCTACCTGTAAGTGTAAATCTTCCTTCATCTCGGCTTAAATAATCATCTCTTGATATTTGTCTTCTTTCTCCAGTAACATCATCTACTTCGTAGATACCCATCCTTTTTACAGGAGATACAGTGTTTTGTTGAAAAGCAGACGAAGGGTGTCTACCATCTTTTAGATTTTTACCTTCTATGTTTTGATTTATTCCAGGCAAGGTGTGTCCTTTTAGTTTAAAGCCTTTGCCCGCTTTTTTTCTTTCCATAATATTATGTTTTATTTTTGTTAGTTAACTATTTTACATAGTTACATGGAAAAATATTTATTTAAGCGAAAGTGTGACACTTGCTTGTTACTATATTCTTCTTAATAAGCTAATGTCATAAAAAAATACGTTATAAATATTGGAGTGAAGTGTTGCCCCCCTCCCCCCAGCAC